ACACCTCCTATATGCTTATGCTCATTTAAAGCTTCTATGGTAGCATATCCCACTGTGGGAGATAATTCTATATTAACTTCAGTTAGATTAGTTATCTCTAGAATTAATCTTTCTCTAAAATCTAAAACAGTACCATCTTCAGGTAAATTTTTATAAAACTCAGGATGTTCCCCTACAGCAAATAATTCATTACTCTCTGTAAATATTCCAACCTCTCTAACGTAAAAACCCCCCACATCATTAGGAACAAAAGTAATTATGTCTAACCATGTAGATACTTCTGGATTTATAGTTACTACGTCTATCTCCTTACGATAAACCTCATTTATCAAAGATGTTTGACTCTGATTAGGTGGAGTAGGATAACCTCCGCCATCTCCCCATGCAAAATATTTAAGAACTATAGGAGTTCCATTAGCAATACTATCTAATATTAAGTTTATACCTACTGTAGTTAAAATTGGTGTATAACGCTGTACCATATTATATATCTCCTATTTATATATTAATTATAATATAAATTCAATTATCGGCAATTACCCATGTGCTTAAATCCCAAGACTCTACATCAAAAATAAGGTCATTAACTCCATAATACCATAACTTATCATCCCAACGATAAACATCCCATATTATATATATTGAATCTGGAAAGAAAGTATAATCAGAAGTAGCTTGATAAACCATTGCAGTATTAAAAATAGTATTGTCCAATCTAAATTCTACCTTCAGATAATTCATTAAAGGATATACATACTGCTTAGTAAATCTTATTATTCTCTGAATAACATCCAATCCAGCTACTGAATTTGGATTGAAAGATAATAAATCTATTCTGAAAGTATGAGGTTCTTCTAAAGGGTCAGCTTCAAACCACTCTGTTAAAATATATTCTACATTCAATAATCTGAGAGCAAATTCCAAACCTCTCCTACTTCCTTTATATATATGTATGAAAGTTAAAAAAGATAAGAAAGTTCTTAACTCATCTTCCTGTAAAGATAATGTATCAGTTATATACTTATAACCAGTCTCCTCTAATATAGCATAAATATCTTCAAGAGGAACATCTTGAAGATTTGCATATTTATTCTTTATAGCTTCAAATCTATAAGCTAACTTATCAGCATACGGATAATCTACACTCAAAAGCCAATCTACAGCATCTGCAAATTGTTGCACTAATTCTTGCTTAGAAAAATTTTCAGGTATCCACCTACGGACAGAGTGATTAAACATTATCCAATAAATCCCATTTCCGACAATCTAACTATAATATAAACAATTTTCTATATTGCTCTAAGAGACATTTATATTATTAGTTATCTTTATATAGTCAGACCAATTATAATTAAATATTATCTCATCCTCATTAAAAAATTTCCATAGAATATCATTATCTCTAGTGTAGGTATCTTCCATGTATAGATTTCCAGATACATCAGATGAAGGTATAGCTATGTCAACTTCTATTTGAGTATTACCTCCAAATAAAGAAGAGTCTATAACTTGGTAATATCCATCATTTCCATTTGAACTTTGTATTCTTATAGTATCATTAGGTAAGAAGTGTTCAGTTTTATCTCCAGCCACAGTGAATTTTTTAGTTCCTTGATTGACACCTATTATAGGATAGTAATTAATATTTTTAAATGTTGGTTCTAGGGATTTAGATTTACCTTTGAATCCTATACATTCATAGGAAAAATCACCCTCTAATATAGAATCTCCAATAGAATAATAGGTATCTGATTGCCAAGCAGGGTCGCTGTTTACTTTAGGTTTAGTTACCCATATAAGTTCATTATCTTCAGTGAAATCTTCTAAATCTGTAGAAAAACTAGGAATAGAACTCCCCGATTTTTTTCTTATTTTAACACATTCAAACATCAAATCTATAGCTGGAGGAATTAATGATGTACTCTTGACTAAATCCCCAACTTTATAGTATCTTTCAGGATACCAATCTGGGGGATTTTTACAGTATCTAGGCATACATTTCCAAACTATATCTCCATCTTCTATCTCATCACCTATATTATAACTCCAGATAGGTTCAGATGACTCGGATTGAGATATAAAATCCCAAGCCATATATATTTTTCCGTTAGGTGTAGTTGGAGTTATGAAATCTCCCAACCTGTATAAATTATCTGATTGCCAATTATTTGTATCTACTGATACTCTGACTCTCTTAACATAGGAATAATCTTCTAAATCTCTTTCCAATATCTCTAAATCAACATAAGGATTAAGAGTTTTCTCATACTCCTGCATAACAGTATTAACATCTTGTTCTACATCAGTAGTAGCTATTACTGCTTCTAAATTTTTTCTTATATTAAAATTTAATTCTAATTTAAAATGTCTTGGGTATGTTATTCTGGGTAGAGGTATCCCCATAGCTTTTATGTCTTCAAAATGAGTCAGTAACTCTGAAATTTCATTATCCTCTAAAATAGTATAATCATCTCTTATATAAGTTAAATCTATAATAGCTGGACTAAAATCAAAATAATTAGTATCAACTAAATTATATCCAAAACTTCTAAACTCCTTAAGAAAATCTTCTCTACCCCTAATAGTAACTTGAGTTTCATGATATAATGGAGCATTAACTCTTATACTATCATTTGTCTCAGGGGCTACATAAGATAATACATCAGATATTGAATCTATAGTTCCATAATCTAAATCTAAATCTCCAATATCATAATCCAATTCAGATAATTCTATATATTCGATACTTAAAATATCTGTAGGAGTATATACATAATTACCTTCTTGTAGATACATAATATCCACAGCTCCTATAGGATTAGATACTACTACATATTTATCATTAAACAAATCTTTAAGATTATCAGAGTGAGGTACTACACTTCCATTTAATTTAATTCTAATATAATCACTTACATTAGTGGAACTAAATCTGAAAACCTTTAATCCATCAGTATCTACAGTCAGGTCTTCATTTCCTAAATCACCTATGTAAACTTTTATAGTAGTCTGAACTCCTTTATTTAGCTGAACCTCTCCTACAGTTACTAATTGTAAATCTTTAGCACTTCCAACAACAGTAAACTCAGGTATGAATCCAGTTATATTAGGAGTTATAACTAACTCAACTATCTCATTTTTACCTCTTGATACAGAATATCCTAAATTCTGAGCTATTCCTATTAAAGAAGACCTATTATTAGCATAGGTAATAAAATTCTCTCTTCTAGATACAGTGGCTAAATAAGACATAAAAGCTCCAAAAGCAGCTAATAATCTTATAAATAATCTACCGGTAGAAGATTGATAAAAATCTTTCCACTTTTGGGAATCTGCTTGATTATCGAAATAATCAATTAAACTTTGTTCCATCTGAGAAAAACTTAAAGCATCTAGTCTCACAACCATTATAAAACACCAACCTTTTCAGTAATATTAAATTCCCCCGAAAATCCTTGAATAGTAAAAAATAAATTAGCAACATAGTTGTTATTATCATAATCTGGAACTACATTAGATTTTTGCATATTTAATTTAACTCTAGAATCCCATATAGTTATATCATTTATAATATCCTGAAATAGAATTAAAGCTCCTGTATCATCAATTTGTTCAAATAGATAAGACGAATCCTCAAAACCGAACTCAGGTAAAAATAGAACTTCTCCTTTTTTAGTTTTAATTATAGTTTGAATACTTTGTATGACAGAATTTAAATCATACACTTGAGGTTTTAAGTAAGGGGTATTTGCATTTATGTCTGAATATAAGGGCATGTATTAAAATTCCTAAAGTTTATATCTTTCTGTATATAATATAAACTTATTGAGGAGGACTTGGAGGTGAGGTATTATCAGAACCACCGGGGTCAGTCCAGTAATAAGGATGTATATGTCCTACTTGAGAAATTCCACCAGCTATCCAATCAACGCTTGTTATTCCAGTACCCGTATGATTTATATCTCCAACTATATTTATAATAGGGCAATTGATGTTTAAAACATCAGTTACGGTTAGATTAAGAGTTCCTTGCACTAAAGCAGTTACATCATCTACAGAACTAAAAGTAACGCTACCATTAGGATTTATAGTGGCTATAGTTCCAGAATAATGGTATATATCCATACTCTTATCTTCATATATTTTAAATCTATTTCCAGAATTATGATGAAGTTCCATTATATTTTTAGTTTTATTTATTCTAAAATAATTATTTTGAGAATCTTTAAATCCATATGAATTAGGATAATCATCATCGAAAAAATCATTCCTTACATCTAAAGAATTATAACCTCCTCTGTAAAAACCAAAATAAGGATTACTTGTAGGATAGTCAACTAAAACCCTAGTTCCT